ATCAGGACAGTCCGTATAGAAATGAGGATTGGGATCGAGTCGGCCGATTAGATCCAACACAAGCTCCAATCAAACTAGTGTCTCCAGGTAATCCTAATTATGATACTAGTAATTATGGCTATTGGGAGGGTATTAGGACTACACATTTTGGGTCATGTGTAGCAATAGGGCAGGGGCGTATTGTTGTTGCTGAACCAGAGTGGAATAATAGGAATAATGAAATAACGACTGGGGATTCTAACAGGACAGGTCGTGCTCACATATACGATCTGGATGGTAATCATATTAGAACAATTTATCCACCAACGTATTATTTTGCAAGTTATTTATATTTTGGTGGTGCTTCTATTCTACCCAGATATTCCTCCGATGGCGACACAGATCCATCAGCATTAGAACCGTACAATTCGCCAAGGCAGTTAGAAAATCAAGGGGTCTTAGCTATTGGATCAGGTAGAATATTCGTTGGGGCGCCGGAGTACGACCATCCAGTGTACGGCACTAGTGATATAGGTATAGTTTTTGTGTATACTTTAGATGGGGATTATATAGGGAAAATAGAGGGACCCGGCACGAGCAGTGACGCTTTTGGCCAATCTATCAGTGTGGAAAAGGGTATACTTGCTATTGGAGCTCCAGGCGAGGATGAATATGGCAGTAATGAAGGCCTTGTTAAAATATACAGCACCCCAAATTTGAAAACCCCCTATGATATTTTGGCTAGACGGATAGGAGACAACTGATGACACTTTTCATAGGTAATACAGTTGTACAAGAAAATGGTCAATTAGTCTTTGAGCGTTACATCAACAATGTTTCAGCGAACATTAAATCTACTGAAACTGTTGTATCAATCTCAGCAAACAGTTTGAACAACATTCAATATTCGTTTACTGCGGGACACGGCTTATACGCTACAACGCATAACGATCCGCCATCATTAAAACTCTACAATACCCATACGGATGAGCTCGTTATTGATGCTTATAGTAATAGCACCACAGTAGTAGATTGGATGGCTGATACTACAAACAGAATAGACAATGACTTTGGCGAAGGTGGTACATTAGGGATATGTAATGGTAGGGTATATGGTGGGTCGTTCAACACTGATGGGGTTGTAAAAACATCGCCTTATGGAACTCCAACGGGAGCAGTATGGAGCTTTACTTTAGATGGAAGATTGACTTCCACGGATAATGCGGCAGGAACCGCTACACCCAATTATCTGAAAGCAAATAGTGCTGTATTGGAGCCGGATGATGTCCAGGGCCAACGAAATCTTGGGTATCGTATTAGTGGTAATTGTAATGTACTAGTTGCTTCTGCGCTTTCTTGGGGGACATTTGTATATCCAGGTCGTTACGACCAGAGAGGAAGTGGTGCCAATATTAGATTAATGCCGACTGATTTAAATGGAAATAGTTCAGTCTTACAGGAGTCTCAACCAATTGGTTATGGTAATTTTGGTCATGCTGGTTACGGTGATGGGGTCCTGCAAGTCGGACATAATAGGATCTACACAGCAAATGATGATCATATTTTTATTCATGATTTTTCAGGGGGGCTGATCAACGCTGTTGAAACATTTGGTAATAGTAATTATGGGTCAACAAATATCAATTATTATTGGAATAATAAGGCAGGTGATGGAAGTAACATCCGTGGATTCAAGCAAATAGCTTGTAATAGGGATTTCTTTGCCATAGGACTACCGGCCTTTAGAACTGCTACTTCGGTGCGTGGAGACGCTCGTCTTTTTGATTGTGATGGACATTACATAGCCGACATCACACCGTCACAATCAGGATGGGCTACTGACGATCTTTATGGAGCCTCTGTCGCAATGAGTGACGAGTATGTATTTGTTACAAGACAGTCTGATGATGCAGCCAACAATGAAATTTATGTGTGGGATATGCAAGGGAATGCTGTAGATAACTTCGCAGTATATACGACTGGAATGACAACAACATATAGAACAATAGACTCAATTTGTTTCTCAGACGACACCCTTTATGTTGCAATGAAGCCGTCTAATTATGCTACTGTTGGTGAGTTCATTATAAAGTATAAATTACCAAAAACAGCCAATTCATATTGGAATCACGTACTGGATTTGACAGGAGCAATGTAATGGCATTTGTAGGACCAAATACTGTCAATGAAATTGTAAATGATACTAATGAGTTATTAGTAGTTGTTGGTGGTTACGATAATGACACTACGCCTACGTACATTAATACTGCATACTATACAACAGTTTCAAATTTAAACACATCTCAAACCGCGCGGGATCAAATGAGATTTGGTTGTTCTGTAGAAGTAACGCACAATAAAATTTTTGTTGGGGCATATGATTTTGACGCTAACAATGCAAATAGTCGGTGGCGAGATGTTGGTGTAGTAGAGCAACTGGATTTGAATGGCAATCATGAATTATCTATCATTCCTCCTAAGCTAAGTTCAACAAATTATGGTAATGTTAGATTTGGATATACTATGACAGCTGGTGAAGATGCGCTGTTTATTTCACAAGGGGCAAACAATTACTGGGATACCTGTTGGAAGGTCAATCTACCCATAACACCAACTCCATACGCTAATCTACACACTGAAGCTCAAGCATTAGAAGATAGAAATGGAGCAAATATTGCGGTTCTCACTCAAACATATACATATCGGACATCCTTTTATCCAGTAGAATATCACGGAATGACGGTATGGGAGCAACCACAAGGCCCTTCAGGCGTGAAGGCGACTCTTTGGGGGGAGGACCCACTCCATGATCAGTATGCCTCTAGAATTAATAAAATCTCAGTTGGTTCTGGTCGGACAGTATTTTGCTCAAATATGGAAAGTATGTCGGACTCTTCGAATGTCCCAACGAACTTTGGCCATTTTCTTATTGGTACTACAACGGGCGACCTTGTCCGTAGAGTAGATCCTCTAAGATATAGAATAGCTGATGCTAATACAGATGTCATACATAGCATAGTTGGTTATAGTGCACCATCTACTGATGGATCAGATACTGTGTCAGCACGAACATATGGACCATTTGGAAACACCACTGTTATCGATGGTGAACATATTTTTGCCAATTGGTATAATTTAGATCCAGGTGAATATCCAGATTTCGGTGTATCTAATGCCTATGCAAATAACGAGGGCTTAATACTCACATATGATCTCAACGGTAACTTCAAGGATTATGTTTATTCTCCAAACCACGGCAACACCAGTATCGATACAATATGGTTTGGATACTCAGTTGGAGCTGGTGAAGGAGTATTGGCTGTATCTGAATACATTTTAACTGATTCAGAATATAATGTTCATTTATATAATTCGCAATCATTAGACTATATAAAAACGCTACATGATTGGGGGTCTTATAATGTGAATAATATTGTAATCGGTCAAGGACGTATCTTGATTGCATCAGAAAATTATGTTACCTCAAGTGGTGCGTGGGGAAGAGTGTTTGTTTATAATAATGAGGGCACATTATTAGATACAATAGACAATCCAAACTCAAACACTGCAACAAGTGGATCGAGTTTTGGCGGCGGGTTTGCGGATGCTAGTATGAGCATCGGTAATGGAAGAATAGTAATAGGCAATGTTGGTGATGAAGAATCATCGGATGATGGTGCTACCGATGCAGGTGCTGTATACATATACGAAACTCCTGATCAAGTAAGTATATGGGACACGAATGTTAAAATGTTAGGGCGGCTTATATCATAATTATAAATAGTTCAAGCGCAACCAATCCTAGGACTATAAAATGGCAAACCCATCCACTAGATCAGAATTCAAAGAGTATTGTCTTCGTCGTCTCGGCAAGCCAGTCATCGAAATCAATGTCGATGAGGAGCAGGTCGAAGACCGTATCGACGAAGCGCTTGCTTACTACCAAGACTATCACTTCGATGGTACGTCCAAAGATTTTATCCAACATCAAGTCACGGATGACGACAAAACAAATAAGTATATTACAATACCAGAATCTGTCATTGGTGTTACCAATATCTTTGATATTGGAGATGCAATCCATACTCAAAACTTATTCAACCTTCGTTATCAATTCGCGTTAAATGATTTCTATGATTTGACTAACGTCAGTCTTATTGATTACAGAATGGCAATGGAGCGAATTCAATTCTTCGAGGAAATCTTGATTGGTAAGCAGCCTATTCGTTACAATCGCCATAAAAACCTTCTCCATGTAGATATGGATTGGGATAAGGTGAATACCGGAAACTATATGATTATTGAGTGCTATAGGATTGTTGATCCTGCTACATACACAGATGTGTGGAAGGATCGTTGGCTGCTGAGATATGCAACAGCATTGATCAAGAGGCAATGGGGTGAGAACCTCAGTAAGTTTTCAGGGATGCAATTACCTGGTGGGGTATCGTTTAATGGGGATACAATCAAGCAAGAAGCAAATCAAGAGATTGAGAAGCTCGAAGAAGAAATGATTGTAAGCTACAGCCTACCTGTAAATGACTTGATAGGATAATCATGGCAACAAACTTCTACTTCAACAACTTCGATTCAAGTCAAGAACAGACCCTCATCGAAGACCTGATCATTGAGTCTATTAAGATTTATGGACTTGATGTGTACTACATTCCTCGTACAGTTGTTGACATTGATGCAATCTTTAGAGAGTCTGATATCTCCAAATATAACGATGCAATCCTCCTTGAGATGTATGTCAAGAATGTTGATGGATTTGCAGGAGAGGGTGACTTCTTGTCTAAGTTTGGTTTAGAGGTAAGAGATGAGATCACACTATCACTTGCTAAGCGCGTGTATGAAGATGAGGTATTCCATAGAGGATTTGGAGATGCCTCAGGTCGTCCAGCAGAAGGTGATCTGATTTATCTACCTCTCAATCAAAAGTTATTCCAAATCAAATTCGTAGAGCATGAAGCGGTGTTCTACCAAATGGGCAAGCTCCAGACATACGATCTTGTTTGTGAATTGTTCGAGTACAGTGATGAGACTATTGATACAGACATCAAGTTGATTGATGACATTGAGCTTGATAACAGCCAGATCAAGAACATCTATCTGACTGACGTCAATGGAGACTTTACAGTAGGTGAGACTGTAAGTCAACAGATATCTAACACAACTTTGACAGCAGAGGTTCTCACCATCACTGCAAACACTGAGGCCAACAATGCCTACACGTTAGAGTTAATCAACTTTACAACAACAGACTTTGATACAGTGAACTTTGCTGCAGATACAAGTGTTGTTGGCGGTACATCGGAAGCAAATGGAACAGTGACTACAGTTTCAGCTGAAACACTTCCTGTAAGCAATCAAAACGAGACGTTCGAGACCGCAACATCTGGCTTCCTTGACTTTAGTGAGCTCGACCCATTCAGTGAGGGTAATTACTAATGTTAGGGCATAATTTTTACCACCAGCACATTAGAAACTATGTGGCAATGTTTGGCACGCTATTTAATGATGTGTATATTCAAAGACAAGATAGTGAAGTGCTTAAGGTTCCTATTGCTTATGGTCCTCGCGAAAAATTCTTGGCGAGAATGGATGACCCCGACTTCCGCAATCAAGCTGTTGTCCTTCCTAGGATGTCGTTTGAAATCACGTCAATGAATTATGATTCAGCACGCAAGTTAAATAAGTCAACAAAATTGCAGTATCCTGCAACATCCAACAGCAAGAGGTTGACTGCATTCAATCCAATTCCTTACAATATCAACTTTGAGCTTGCTATAATGGTTAAGAATGCGGAAGATGGTACACGAATCATTGAACAAATTCTTCCATTCTTTACACCAGACTTTACGGCGTCAGTAATCCTTGACTCTTCAATGGATTTGAGGTATGATGTACCATTGGTCCTCGAAAACCATTCTATTGAAGACACATACGAAGGATCATTTGAGACAAGGCGGGCGTTGATCCATACGTTGCAATTTACATTGAAAGCATATCTGTTAGGTCCTGTGACAGAGGCAGCAGTAATTAAATTTGCAAACACAACCATATATTCTCCTGATGATGTAACGACAGCTGTTTCCAATACGTCTACACAGTTTGTAGAGCAGGTAAATACAACACCAGGTCTTACCGCTAATGGTGAGCCTACATCCAACTCAAGCGATACAGTTGCATATACAGAAATTAATGCATCTGATGATTATGGATTTATTAATGAGATCACGCTAGGAGATCTTGGCTGATGAGTAAAGAGATTGATAATGCGTTAGGTCTTCCTCCAATGGAAGAGGCTAAAGTCGTTAAGGTAACACGTACAAATGCTGACGATGACTTTGATTATGCCCGTGAAAATCTTTACAATATTATTGGTCGGGGTGGAGATGCAATCGAAGACATGTTAGATCTTGCTCGAGCATCTCAACATCCACGTAGTTATGAAGTCCTTGCAACTCTTCTCAAAACTATGACGGATGCAAACAAGGACCTCCTTGAGCTTCAAAAGAAGAAAAAAGATCTTGCACCCAAAGATGAAAATGGTCCTCAGACGATAAATAACAATTTGTTTGTGGGATCAACTGCTGATTTACAGAAGATGTTGAAAGGTGCGGGTGATGACGAATGAGTCATATTTAGGT